CCGGCGGGTCAGCCCCCCGGTAGGCCGCGGCGGGCTGGGGGGTGGGGGTTCACATGGCTGCATCTGCTAAAGAACACGAAAACGAGGGATGTGCAGTTCTCGATACCGATGGAACAGCCTCTGGTGGCGATGCAGGACTACAACACCGAAGCCGACGTCGCCGCCGCACGGGAGTTCATAAACCACGTGCCGGACGACGACTACCCGTCACAGACCCACGGCGACATTCTGTGCGAGGCGCTGTGCGGTTTATCCGGCATCGCCCGAGAGCCGTGCATGATGGACGGCATGGCGATTTACCCGGAGGTAGGCACGGAGCTGAACCTCTGGGTGATTATCCCGAGCATGGCGGTATACAACCTTCCCGCAGCGGTTGCAAAGGTTGGGTTTCTGGGGCTGTTCGCCTGTGCGTGGCGCAGCGCAATCAGCAACCCGATACCGCCCGGCAAGCTGCACGTCATGGTGCTTAGAGCCTTTCCAGCTTACGGGCAGCTCTACGAGGAACTGCGCGAGTGCTATCGGCATGAAGCGCAGCCTGTGCCGACTTATATGTGGGCATCGCCGGATACCTTGTTATAACACATGAAGGAGACTTACACGTTTCCTTGTAAAAGATGGTGGGGAAAATGAAAGAACACAAAAATGAGCGTGACCGCGCTAGAGAAGAAGCGCGGGCGCTAGCCAGAACATACAGGAATTTCCTTGCCGAGACATCGCGCGAAGACCTGACTGAAGAATATCTGGATGAACGCGAGGAAGGTTTTATTAAAGCCGTAGAGGCTTTAATTGAACAAGAGAAAATGAAGCGCCTCGCGAAAAAATCACCGCATTATCAGGTTGGCGGCGACCACTATCTCAAGATGAACCCGCAGCCGATTGAACTGCTGCGAAGCTGGCTAGCACCCGACGAGTACGCAGGCTTCCTGCGGGGGAACATAATTAAATACCTCGCCCGCTACAAAGAGAAAGGCGGCGTGCGGGACTTGGAGAAAGCCAAGCAGTACCTTGACTGGCTCATCGAACACGAAACCGGAGAAAACCAATGAACCTTGATGACCTGAAATATCGGCTGGAATACGCCAAAAAAGAAGCAGGTGGAATCCCGCAGAACTTCTGGTGGGCGTTGCTGCAAGTAGTGCTAGAGCTGCACATAAACGTCGAGTCCTACGCGCTGGAAAAATTAAAAGCCATCCTGAAGGACTACCGTATCCCTTCCGCGCTATACAAGATGTTGCACGAGGGCTATTACCATCCGGCGTGTGCCGAAGACCTGAAAATCCGCGCCCAGTATGAGCTGCAACGTACCAGCCTTTTCGGAGAAGTGCAGAAAATGCACGAGGAAATATACCGGATGGTGGAGTTAAAATGCTGCTATACGGTATGGGAGATTATTTATCCTATTACTAATAATGACGAAATTAGATTCAGTGATGTCCTCGAACTTAAAATGTTCCTACGGGCGTTTAATTCTCCCCCGCCGAACGAAGGAGTATTCGACGAATTACGCTACGGCTTACGCACCGATGACCGCCCTGACCTTTCTAGGCAGGCGTACTGGTTCTGTTACCTATGCGATAACCGCCTGCCGGAGCATAAGCGCAGCGCTGCCGCAGAGTTGTTTAGGAGTAAACAGGCGGAGTTTGTCCGCGAGGCTATCCTGAACGATTGTTTCCCGACGGCGGTGTACGACCAATGCCTGAAGATTAGGTACGCGCTTGTAGATTACAACGAACGGCTGGCGGAGAAATGGTGCAACATGGTGCAGTTTGCCGCGAAAATAGAACATGATGCATGGTATTACTACGCCACGCTGGACGAAGGAAACCAGCCGGGTATGGCTATTTGGAGAACTACTAAGGAAGATAAATACCGCTTTGAGAGAGGCTTGTGCTTCTTGACTGACCTCGACGCTAAACGCTGGTCTGAGGGAATGCTGTGAAACCGCATATCGTTACAGCCTTTTTCGATATTGGCTGGAAGGGTTTACCCGGCACGGACGAGCGTTCCGTGCCGTGGTATCTGGAACGGTTCAAACCGCTAGCCGAGCTGGACAACCCGATGACGGTTTACACCAGCGAGACGTTGAAGCCAGAAATCGAAAAACTGCTGGAAGGCAGGGAGACACCCGCATACATCGACACTTCGCTGGAAGGCGAGGTGCAGAGAGTGGCGGAAGTAATCGCCGAGAAGTACGCAGATAAAACGGTACAAGAGCCGCTGACTATGCCATACATCGCGATGATGTGGTTGAAGACGCTATTTGTCACCAACGCCGCAGATAATTATCCCCAAGCCACCCATACAGCATGGGTTGATTTTGCAGCGCTTCGCTGGTATGGCAAGGTAGAACAAACCCCTACTGTTCCGCGCGCGTGGGAGTACGAGTTCGCCGACTATGTTGCGACCTTTTTCGAGTCTGGCGGGCGGCTTTCTGGCAGCACGTGGGTTGTGCCGACACGTCTAGCCAACGACTTCCTGCACCTTTTTGTTTACGGGGCAAAAACCCTTGCTGAGAAAGACGGCATTATTTACGACGACGAATACGTCTGGGGCTATCTCATTAACAACAAACTAATCCCTTCCATTGTGCTTTCTTTGGGAGCACATAATTGGTTCGGCGCAATCCACAAATACAACGGAGTTAATTATGACTGAAGAACATATTTACAGCCTTTTTCTAGGTATTAACAAATATACCCCGAAGGAATTATTATCCCTGTGGGATAAACTGAAAGACGATATTCGCACCAACGCAGACAAGCAGCAACTCATTATCCGTATGTGTGTAGAACGCGGGCTTCCCCGGTTCTTCACGACGTCAGCCTCGATGGGCGTGCTGCACCCGGTCATCGCCACTATGCTGGAAGAATCCCCGGATGGTACGACGCGCTATTACGAGAGCTTCTACGAGCATCTGGCGCGTGTGCAGGGGCTTCTGTGCATATTCGCTATGTATCCGACCTACTACACGCCTGAACCGGATAAGCCGGAGCGGTACGCCAAGTGGGAGTGGACAGGCAACCCGGTGAACGTTACCCACCTGAAGCGCAACAAGTGCTTCCTGACGAAAGTAGACGCTACCGCAGCAGCAAAGCCTGAACAAGAAACCCACCTAAAAGATGCGCTGCGTATCGGGCAGGCATACTACGTCCCCATACCATGTGAGACGTGGTATTACCGTGAGTTCAAGTGGGAAGGCGATGCTGACGATGTTCGCCTGTTCCGCCGTGGGCTGGTGTATCTCTCACAGGATGAGGCGGTAGCCCGCGCCAAGAGGATGCTTCACGATGATTGACTTCATCCTTTCCCACGCATGGGACTGGTTCATCGGCAGCCTGTGCTTTAGTCTGGTATGTGCGGTGTTCGCGATAGCTTTCGCGGGCATCGCCCTACTTACCGATGCGATGTTCTGGAAGCGTAAATAACTAACTTAGACGAGGGACTTATGAAATTCAAACACAACCAAAAACTTGTTTTGTTCTACGGGAATATCCTGCACGTTAATGCTGACGTGGTGTATCTCGCTGCGGACGATAATGGAGATGTTTTTGCTCACACTAGTGAACCGTCTATTGTGCAAGGTGAGTGGATGGGTGAATACCCATACGGTTACAGCACAGGGTTAATGGCTACTTTTGAAACAGGAGAGAGCTGGAAAGATACCTTGACATACTGTGAAGGGGGTGGTCAGGAGTGGATGCTCGACCTCAAAACCAAGATAGCTGTGGGATATGCGTTGCTGGAAGCGGGTGCTATTAAACGGCAAGATGCCTTATGTAACGTTATTGATTCTTTTCCGCTTGGGAAACGTTTTCTTAGCCAGCACTGGGATGCTTTCCGTAAGCATTCGGGTGTGGATACTGTGGCGAGCAAGGAATTTCTTGATATGTTGGAAGCGAAATCCGCGATGCCAATCTTTATCGACGCAGAGAAACTATCCCCTCCCGAAGACGACAGCCTTCTTATCCGTGACTATTATGGTAACGAGCTTGCCATTCCTGGGTGGGTGCAGTTTATCGCTATGGGTAAGGACGGCAGAGTGCGAGCGTATGAAGCACAACCGGAAACGGTAGAGGGTGGCGGTTATGATGGTACGTGGTCAACGCGCGGAAGGGGAAATTCGTTCATTGTAGGTTGGCGCAGCCAGAATACCGCCGAAAAGGAATGGCGCAATAGTCTGCGGGAGGTGCAGAAATGAACGAAGCACACCCCCTCTTATGGGTGCAAGCGCTTGATGTGACGACGCTGATAACAGCCGCAGGCTGTTTGCTTTGGGCATTCCATAAAGAAGTGGGGGCGGTTGTGTTTACGCAGCAACCGTATCCCAGTGCGCGGTTGATTGGCGGTGTTATTGCGGTAATCGGCGTATTGTTAATGAACGCTATCGGTATAGTGTTCGCGACGGAGGCGTGGAGCTGGTTTGTTTTTATGCAGTTTGTGCTTTCTGTCAGCGCGGCTGTTATACGGGAGATGGAGAAATGAAACTTAAAACACCTTATAAGACCGTGATGTTTTATGGTAATGCCCTACGTATCAATGTTAATGCTAACTGGCTAGCTGTTGATAAAGACGGAACAATTACGGCATTCACGGATAAACCATGCGTTATCGGTAGCGTATGGGATGTGACGGGCGGGGAGATTTGGAATATTGACGCCCGCGCAAAATTCGAAGACGAGAACTGGAAAGACACCCTTACCCACTGCCCGCACGACCAGAAATGGATGATTGAGGAGGCTGCCAAACTGGAGCAGGCGTGGAATTTGCACGTGATTGGGCTACTCCCAAGCGAGGCGAAAGAACTCGAACTTAACAGCCTTGCGGACGCCCTATCCTATCGGGCTGAAGGTAATACTTTGCAAGCTACATGGGACAGTTGGATGAAACACGCAGTGTCGAGATTTCTACATGATGAGGATTTTACTAAAGAATTGTATAACCGATTATTTGCTAGGCATAAAGAACCAGAATCTCGCATAGTTAAAGACTACTACGGTTTGGATGTAATTGTACCCGGTTGGACAAGATGGATAGCTATGAACTGCAACGGGTCTGTTATGGCGTTTGAAGTGCAACCGGGCATAACGCCGTGGGACATTTGGGGGAACGCCATACACGGCAAGTCCGGCGCATCAACGCAGGTCGCTTGGCGGGATGAATCAACAAGTGTAGCAAACTGGCGAGATAGCCTTCAGGAGGTGCGGGTATGAGCACAACAATACTAAACCCCGGAAGCGATGAAGCAATCGAACAAGGCTGCATCTGCCCTGTACTCGATAACAATCATGGGCAGGGAGCAGATGGAGGATACTGGTGGATTACTCGTGATTGCCCGTTGCATGGGGCGAAGGAGAGAACAATGAAACACAGACACTTTAGTCACCGCTCTACGCGGGTAGTCAATTACTACGGCGTGAAAATCAGCATCCCCTCAGACCATGAGTGGGTGGCAACCGATGACGACGGGAGCGTGTTCAGCTACCCGATAGAGCCGGAAGAACAGCACGGGGTATGGGTAGTCCCGCAGCGCTACGAAATAGATGCCGTGCGTATCGGTTCGTTTGAGCCGGGTGTTGACAACGACATTATCAACACCCTTCGCCATTACCCGATAGAAGATGAATAATGGAGACACAAATGATTGATAAATACCAATTAGGTCTAGCCGAAGCGCAACTGCTTGGCTACTGCCATTGCCGTGACGGATATAACCTAGCGACGTTAGTAGATGCGATGGGTCTAACACTTACAGAGGGGAAGGAGTTGCAAGACAATTACACTTTGCACTATTTGGATGATGACGAACGCGAAGCTATTACCAAGCAACTGACAGGAGATAACTAATGAACGACGACCTGCGCGAACTACAAAAAGAAGAACTCCTTGCCAAGCTAAAAGAACTGCAAGCGTTTCTAGTCAAAGAATCGGACGAATCCATCTCCAAAGCCGACCCACATAAACCTTTCAAAGACTATTACGAAGGTGCATTCCGCGCCTACGAATTAGCTGTTTACAAAATGTACGACATTTTCGGGTTAGAACCGCCAGAAGGGTGGGGAAAGACAACCTCACCTAAGCTGGAAAACTTCTCCCCCCGCCCCATGCGGGAAGTCGAATACTTTGGTGAGAAAATCAGCATCCCCGTGTATCATAAATGTGTAGCGACATGTGCGGATGGTAGCATTTATAGTTATGTTGATGCGCCAGAGTATAAGGGTGGGATATGGACAATAGGCAGGACTGACTCTGCTGCGGTTCATGTGGTTGGATACTGCATAAATATAGGTGTGCATCATGCAGTAAACAGCTTGCGCATTTACCCGAATTAAAACTAATAACGGAGAAAACAAATGACCCCGACTGACCTTTACCGCGACCCGTCCAAAATCAACTGGGGATTGCCCATCGTTATAGACTTTGAAACCTACTACGACAAGGATTATTCCCTTTCAAAAATTACCACGGAGAAATATATCCGCTGCAATCAGTTTGAAATGATTGGAGTTTCGGTGAAGGTCGGCAGCAACCCTGCCAAGTTTTACCGTAGGGAAGAAGGGTTACCTTATATCAAAGAATTAGTCCAAGCCTATGAAACTTCACCGTTTATTTCCCACAACTGCACCTTCGACCAGGGCATACTAGGACTGCGTTACAACGTCCACCCGCTGTTCACCGTGGACACCGTTATCATGGCGAAATTGTCCGCGCTAGACCGCGTAGCAGGCGGTAAGAGCCTCGCTAAATTGTCCGGCTGGATGCAGGCGCAGGGGCTTGTAGCAGAGCAGAAACGCGGGACTGTCCACGATATGTTAGGCGTTCACGCCGACGACATGACCGAGGCGCAGTGGCAAGCCTACGGAGACTACTGCATACTCGACAGCGACTTGGGCTACGAGCTTTACAGCTATATGCTGCCCATGTGTCAGGTGAGCGAGCTGCTGATGAGCGACCTGACGACTAAAATGTGGACAAAGCCAGCATTCGACCTCGACGTGCCGCTGCTACAAGACTACGCCGTGCGGCTGGAAGCAGAGCGGCAGAAAAAGTTGTCCGAGCTGGCAGCGGTGCTAGGCTTTACCGACCTCGATGACCTGCACAAGAACCTGCGTAGCAGCTCGAAATTCGTCAAGCTGCTGGAAAATCTGGGTGTGGATTGCCCGATGAAGTGGAGCGAGAAAAAGAAACAGCTAATTCCTGCGGTAAGCAAGACCGACCAAGAATTTTTGGCTCTCAAAGACCATGACGATGAAACGGTGCAGTTGCTGGTTGAAACCAAACTAGGCGCGCAGTCCAGTATGGAAGCGACCCGCACCCAGACGTTTCTGGATATTGCGAGTCGGGGGCTTGCGCCGATTTACCTTTCCTACGCCGCTGCCCATACGGGGCGCTTTGGTGGGGGTGAAGCCTGTAATTGGCAGAATCTATCGAAGCGTTCTAAAGAACCAATCTTACGCCAAAGTATGCGGGCAAAGCAAGGGCATATCGTATTGCCGACGGACAGTAGCCAGATTGAGTTGCGGGTAAACGCCGTGGCGTCCGACCAGCAGGACTTGGTAAAAGTCTTCCAAGACGACCTCGACCCCTACGTGGATATGGCGGCGGCGATTTACCACAAAACCTACGATGAAATCCTGCACGCGGCGAAGGTGGAGAAGTCCAAAGAAGGTAAAGCCATGCGCCAGATGGGTAAGCTCGTCTGCCTCGCGGCGGGTTACGGTATGTCGGCTGCTACGTTTAAGTACCGGATGTTACTGGAGAAAAACCAAGAAGCAGCAGATATGGCAGACGAACTTATCGCAGCTTTCCGTACCAAGAACCACAAGATTGTCCAGTTCTGGAAGACCTGCCAGCGTGCGCTGGATGTGATGTACGGCGGGCAGCAGATGTGGTTCGGCGGTGCAGATGACCGGATGTTTTTCGCTGACGGCACAAGCACCTTCCACGGGGTAGTTATACCCTCTATCTTGTTCCCGAACGGTACGCGCATCTGGTATCAGAACCTGCGCCGGGAAGCCGATGAGGAAGGTAAAACCAACTACGTGTACGACCAGATGAAAGGCAGAGGGATGATGAGTAAACGCATCTGGGGCAGCGCCCTATCGGAAAATCTTGTGCAGAAACAATCATTTGACATTCTCAAATGGCAAGCGCTAGAAATCGCCAAAGCAGGCGTGCCGATAAACCTGAACGTACATGACGAGTGGGTATCAGTCGTGCCAGAACGGGATGCAGCGGCAGCGGCGATTATCCATTGCCGGGCGATGAAAACCAGCCCGCCGTGGTTTCCGCAGGGCGTCCTCGACTGCGAGGTGGACGTCGGCAGGAATTACGGCAAGTTAGTCACGATACACCCGGAGAAATATCTGTGAGAACAAGCATCAACAATCTGCACTACGCCAACCGCTTCCTCGCATGGCAGCAGCAGGTGAGTGCATACAAAAACGCCTATCGGTTCAGGTTTAACTACGACCTCAACGCTACCAGTAAGAGCGTGACGTTCCGGGACTACCGGGTGAACTTAGCGTGGATGGCATTTCGGGCAGGCTATCAGCAAGCCCTTGACGATGTAAACGGAGAAAAGAGATGAATATGAAACCCTTAGACTGGACGTTCGACTGCGGTGTCTGGAGTGCAAGTGTTATGGGGCTGCAACTGGCGGTCGTGCAGGACGCCGACGGTACTTACATGGCGACGTGTTCCGGTGGGTCTGCCCGCCCGGAAATCCAAAAAGGATTCGGCACGCCACAGGACGCCCGCTTCTACGCGCAGGATACGATGCTGCGCCGGGAGTATCAGAAATACTTTGCCACGCCGGAGTGGTCTGAGGACGACGTGCTGGACGGCATCGCCGAGTGGTTTGCCCGCGCCGTACCGACACCTGCGCTGCGTAATCAGACAGTGCAGGCAGGATGCTTGTTCGAGGAAGCCGCCGAGCTGGCAGAAGCTCTGGGCGCAGAATGCCCGCACATTAGCGACCTCGCCGACGAACTGAAGCAGGGCGTGTCCAAGTTCGACCCCGCGCCCGTTCCGACGCTGGATGCCCTGTGCGACCTCATCGTGACCTGCGTCGGGCTTGCCTACATGATGGGGTACGACCTGCACGCGGCGTTGGAGGTGGTAAACGCTTCCAACTGGAGCAAGTTTGAGGATGGACAGCCGGTGTTCGATGAACGAGGCAAAATCCAGAAAGGCAAAAACTATCGCGCACCATCGCTGGAGGCATTTGTATGAGCGTGGAATATATCGACCACATGGGCAGCGACGACAGCGTTGTCCGTGCTGCACGGGTTTCGTTTGACAAATCCCCGGAGCTTTATACTGATGAGGAAAACGCCCGGCTCATCGCCTATCTGGCGCGGCACGGGCATGAGATTCCCTTTGCCCATACCGCCATCACCCTGCGCGTTCGTGCGCCCGTAGCCGTCCGTGCGCAGGCTTTCAAGCATAAGGTGGGGTTCGTTGAAAGTGAAATCTCGCGCAGATACATATCATCCACGCCGGGATTTTTCGTGCCGGAGTTCCGCGCTAAGGCGGAGAATGTCAAGCAGGGTAGCGGTGAGCTGCTGGACGATGAGAAGCAGGAGAAGCTGCGGGAAACCTACGTCGCCTTCATGCAGGGCGCGCAGGTTATGTATCACAACTTCCTCGATATGGGTGTCGCCCCGGAGCAGGCGCGTTTCCTGCTGCCGCAGGGCATGATGACCGAGTGGGTGTGGACAGGCAGCTTGCTGGCGTTTGCCCGTTTCTACCGCCTGCGCAGCGACGCCCACGCGCAGAAAGAAATCCAAGACCTCGCGCGCGAGGTGGGTGCAATTATTGCTGACCTGTTCCCTGTGAGTTGGAAGGCACTAACTGGAGTAAAGCATGATTGACTTCAGGGCTAAGTGGAGACAATTCTGGTGTATTCATACACGATACAAATGGAAGTGCCGTGAAGTAGGGCATCAAACATTTTGTACTTGCACCAACTGCGGGAAGGTGTTTGGGTGAACAGAGAACAAGTAAAACAAATCGCGCTTGAATGTGGTTTTAAGCTCAAGGCACAACCCGATGGCACACAAGACTTGAATCCATATGTTTATGTGTTTGCGGAGAGGCTGATTCAGACCGCCGCCGTAAGCGACTCTTAACTACAAACTAACTGAGGTACACTATGAAAATCAATGAAGAATTCAAAAACGTCCTGTTTTATGGACGCATCTTGCAGGTTAAACGTCATGCGTCACATATCGCTGCCAACGCCGACGGTGAGATTTTTGCGTTTCTTGGCGAACCATACTGTTTGGACGCCAGAAAGATATGGCATGGAGCCGCGCTTACCCGCTTGGACGCGGTAGTCCGGTTTAATGATGACGAAAGCTGGAAGGACACCTTGACTTGCTGCAAAGGCGACGGGCAGGACTGGATGCTTGCACTCAAAACCAAAATAGCCGTTGAGTATGCGCTGGCGAACGCGGATGTAATCTCAAGGGAGACAGCCTTATGCAACATCGTGAACTCCTTGCCGTCCATATTGGGCGAGCCATATACACCTGTTGCATTAAATCAACAGTGGAATGCTTTTTATAAACATTCTGGCGTAATGGGCATAGCAGATAATGACTTCCTTTCAGCGTTGGGTGTAAAGATGTGCCAAGTGGCGATGCGTTATGTCAAGGCGGAGAAATGCGAGCGACTTGAAGACGGTAGTCGTCTTGTGCGGGATTACTACGGTGCTGAACTTGTCCTTCCAGAATGGGCGAAATTTATCTCTATGGATAGTAACGGCAGAGTGTGGGCATACGATGAAAAACCGGAAGCGATTGCGCATGGTAACGGGACGGGCGCGTGGGCAATGTTTGGCGCAGGCGAACTGGGTAGTGTAGGTTGGCGTAGCGTGACGACTGCCGAAAAGGTATGGCGCGATAGCCTACGTGAAGTTAAATTTGCCTAGAAGGAGTAAATCATGACGAACAGCATTGTATGGCTGTACAGCGGCTATGGGGCGAACCCAAAATGATGCCGCAGTCACCGACGTCGCTTCAGACGTTTCTCACCTGCCCGCGCCAGTACGAGGCGAAGTACATCACCCGTGAGGTTAAGTTTCAGGATACCGACCACACGCGCTTCGGTACGCTGCTGCACGCGGCGATTGAAAACTACCTCAAGCACGGGAACCCCCTACCGTCTATCCTGCTTCCGGCAATGGGGACGCTGGCGCGGATGCGTAACATCTTCCTCGGCGCAGAGGTAAAACTCGCGGTGGACTTCAACGGCGCGCCCGTGGACTGGGGTGCTAAAACCGCCTACCAGCGCTGCATCGTGGACGCGATGCTAATCAGCCGCGACCAGAAAACCATCATCTGTGTGGACTGGAAAACGGGCAAAAAGCGCGACGCCTCGATGCAGCACGACTTCATCAAGCACTGCGTTGCCGCGCACTATCCGCAGGTTGAGAAGATTCTGACGATTTTCGTTTACCTGTTTTCAGGCGAAAGCGACAGGCAGGAGTACCAGCCGGGCGGTCATCTGACCCAGATGAAGGTCAATATGGGACTGCTGTCTGATGCCCACCTGCAAAACCAGTTCCCGCCGAAACCGTCTGGGTTGTGCAAGAACTGGTGCGAGTTTAACGGCAGGAAGGCTTGACAGTATCAGGGCTTCCCAGTAATATACAACACATCCGGCGGGTGGGGATTTTCCTCATGTCAGGTACTCTCAAGAAAGCACCCGCTGGAACTAGTTTGCAGGAAGGACGGCATGGTTTCTCGAAGCTCTCCGGTTTCGGTCTGTTGTTGCCCGTGCCGTCCTTCCTGTGGGCTACCCGTGCCACAGGCGTAAAACTCCTTGGGATTGTTGGCGACCAGAATACTGGTTTGTGGTTTTTCTGGTATTCTGGTCGTGTTTTTTCTACAGGACACCAACATGGCAACACGTAAACGTGACTACAAACGGGAGTACGAGCAATTCCACGCCAAGCCAGAGCAGAAAAAACTGCGGGCGATGCGCAATACCGCACGTCGGCAGGCTATCGCACAGCACGGCAAGGAGGCGCTGGAAGGCAAAGACATAGACCACATCAAGCCGTTGTCAAAGGGCGGGAGCAATGCCAAGAGCAATCGCCGCATCACCTCTACCCACGCCAACCGCTCAAGAAATTTGAAATCCAAACGTTCATCCTGAACGCTTGGTGGATGCCCTCGGTAGTGCTTTATTTACCTCTCGCACTGCGCCGTCAGCGTGCCGGGGGTGTCCACCAAGCGGTTAGTAACTCCTCGTGAGGTGATGCCTCTCAGGTGGGAATGCGAAAACAGGGGAAGCTAACCGCTTCCTTTTTTCTTTTCACATCCTTGTTTCAGGAGGCTAACCCATGTACGCAAAACTTACCGAGAAGGCAGTCAAGGAACGCATCAAGCAAATCCTCGACCCTTACATCGCCTTCAGCCACATCTACACTTTCTGCCCGATGACCTTCGGCTACGGCGCATCAGGACACCCTGACCGCATCATCGTAACCAACGGGCGCTTCCTCGGCGTCGAGGTCAAGAAAGACCGCAACAACCATCACACCCGACCAGAACTAAAAGCCAAGCCAAACGAGGTCATGCAGCAGCGCCAGAAAGCCTCCATAGAAGCCGCAGGGGGCGAGTGGCTGTGCATCCATAGTGAGAACCTCGGGGTGCTGGTTTCGTGGCTTAAAAAGAACGCTCCGGCGCTTCCAGCGCACAAGCAGGAATACGTGGACAAGCTGGCGGTGTGGTGATGGCGGTCGTTCTTCCCAATCTTAAAAAAATCGTCGTGCCGATGCCGCACGACCCCGAACACGTCAAGCTGCTAAACCAGCTATTTATTTTCCCGACACTACACCTGCCAGACGGCGACGTCATCGCCCTGCCGCACCACAACGACGTGCTGAAGATGCTGTCCAACATGGGAATCGACACCGAGGGCTGCGACCCGTTCAGCACCTACTACGACCCGCCCACATCCAAGCACGGGCATACGCCGTGGTGGTGGCAGATGGAGACTGCCGCCTTCCTCGCCAGCAACCCCTACGCCTTCGTCACCAGCACGCCGCGCACAGGCAAGACGCTCTCGACACTACTGGCTATCGACTACCTCCAGCGCTACATGGGCGTGCAGGCGGCGCTTATTGTCGCCCCGCTAACCGTTGCGGCAGGCGGCGAGTGGGAGAAAACCTGCGAGGAGTGGTTTCCGCAGAAGCGCGTCCAGCTTATCCACAACGACCGCATGGGCGAAGTGGATAAGCCTGCGGATATTTATCTCATCAACCCGGACGGGTTGTCGCGCGCAGAGCGGGGCAAGGTGTCGGACAAGCTGCGACAAAAGGTAGAAGCCGGACGCATCGGCATCTGCGTGTTCGACGAGCTGACCGAATATGGCGGCAGCAACGGCAAACCGACGCAGCGCTGGCAGGCAGCGCACAAGGTCGCCAGCAAATGCCCCTACCGATGGGGGCTGACCGGGACACCGGGCGCACCGGATAAAATCTATCTGCAAGTTAAGCTCATCAACCCGTCACAAGTGCCAGACCAGTACATCCGCTGGAAATACATGACGATGCAGAAGATTACGCAGTTCAAGTGGATTCCCAAGCACGGACACGAAGCGCTCGTTAAAGCCGCCATGTCGCCCTGCATCCGCTTCGACAAAGAGCAGCTCATGAAAATACCCGTGCCGCAGGTGCTACGGGAAGACGTGCCGCTCTCGCCACAGCAGCGGGCGATGAGCAAGGAGCTGGTGGAGCAGTTGCAGTACATGATTGACACCAACACCGTTGAAGCGACGACAGCATCTACGCTGGCGCAAAAATTGTTGCAGGTGTCTGGCGGCGCGGTGCGGGCGAAAAAGGAAGGTGAAGCTAGCATTGTCCGGGTGGACGCCACGCCCAAGCTGACACGTCTGGCGGAGCTGCTCCGCGCGACACCACGCAAGAAGGTGGTGTTTTCCAGCTTCACGGCGGTAAACGATATGCTGGTGGAGTTCATCCGCAGCGAAGGGTTTAGCTGCGAGAAGATTGACGGCAGCGTGACCGGACTGGCGCGCTCGAAAATTCTGCGTGATTTTCTCGACGAGCGAGAGCCGCACGTCCTCGTGTGCCACCCGCGCACAACGGCGTTCGGGGTGGAGCTGGCGAGTGCGGATTACATCATCTGCTACGGCGTACCGCTGACCGGGGCGTTCATGTATCAGCAGATGTTTGAGCGCTTGTCGTCGGCGCGGCAGACGGCGAAGGAGACGTTCGTGGTGCATCTCTCGGCAGGCGCGCAGGACAAGCTGGCGTTTTCGGCGCTGGAGCGCGGGGTGAACATTGAGCGGAATATTGTTAATTTATTTACGAAAAACATTTCCGGCTTTGAACACTAAATTTCAAATAAGAACCCCTTGACAGCTAGGCTATCAAGGGGTAAACTTATACGCACATTCTGACTAACCATTCAATCATACAGGAGGCATTTATGCCGAAACAAATAGAAATCCCACAGGAAATTTATTCATCCGACAAAGCGTGCGCGGAGTTCATTGTACGTATCAACGAACAGCTTGGCAAGCTCTCGGACTGGGAGAAGATGCTGAAAACCGCTAAGGCGACTGCCGAGGAGCATCTGCTCAGTCGTATGGACGCAGAAGGCGCAAAACACTTCGCCTTCGACGGTGTCGGCACGTTCGCCCGTCGCCAGAGCGTCAAGTGCAGCTTCCCGACAGAAGAAGCCGGTGGACGTGAGGCAGCAGGTGCCTGGTTAGACCGACTGCTTGCCGATGGCATCATCACCACGCAGCACGTGTTGTATGCACAGCAGGCGCGCCTTGTACCGGACAGCGTGCTGGCGGTTGAACGCCTTGCCTGCGAGCATAACTGGAAGGTGCTGCTAAACGCTGCCCTTATCAGCGCAGACGAGTTGAACAAGCAGCAGCAACAACTGGACGATGGCGTCACTACCTACGACCAGATTCTAAACCAGCAGCAGGCGTTCGCGACCCGCGTGCAGGAGCTGAATGTTCACCGTGTGCTTGCCGGACAACCAGAGCTTCACCTGATAGCTGCCAGTCCGTTCGGACACTTCGTGGAAACCAAACTTTCCGCCCCCCGTAAATCCGCTTAACCCTTTTCTTAACCAACCCGGAGTAATCCCCATGACAAACCAAGTCATTCCCTTTGGCAACGCCAATGTGCCAGTCCCGCAGATGAACGCTGACTTCGCCGCGAAAATCGCCGCGCAATGGCAGCAAGCAGCCGCTCTCGCGACCAACGCGCCGAACCGCATCACCTTCAAAAGCAACCGCTTCAACATCTCCAAAGGCGGCGGCGAACCGGTGCAGCTTTCTGAACTGACGCTCGATGTGCATATCGTTGCGGTCAATCCGCAGTTCCACTACGTCTTCTATGACCGTACCTACGACGAGAGCGAGAAGACAGGTGTTGCGCCCAAGACGCTTTCCCGCTATCCGCTCCCGGACGAGAAATTCGACAGCCCGCCGCCAGCCGGTTTCGTGCAGCGTAACTACCGCCAGCGCGCTATTGTTATGCTGGCAAACGACCCGCAGCATGAGCTGTATGTGGTGGACTTCGGCTATAAGTCCGTGCGCCAGTCTGGAAACGCGAACGTCGGCACGTGCAGTTTCGCTACCCTGCTGAAAACGATGGGCGACTTCCAAGCGTCGCACGGCATCATGCCGTTTACCTTCACCGTGCAGCTTTCTTTCGATGGCAGCCAGTCTGTACCTGTCGTCGCCTTTAGCCTGTACGACCTGCGCAACCGCAGCAACGAAGTTCGCTTCGCGTCTGAACCTGCCATTCAGGCGATGGTTGAGGCGATGACTAACGGCACGACTGACCGCCTGCTGGACATCCATTTCGATAACACGACGGAAAACGCCACGGTTAATGCAGCTCCGCCGCAGCAGCCGCAAATGCAAGTTCCGCCACAAGGTCAGGTGCAGCCTCCTCAAATGCAACCTCAAGGCCAACAACCTCCTGCGTGGCAGCAACAAGCTCAGGCGCAACCGCAGATGCAACAACCTCAAGGTCAGCAGCAGACGCCTCCGTGGCAGCAACAGGCGCAGTTCCAGCCGCAGATGCAACCGCAGAATGAACAGACCGCACCAGCGGGCATGGCAGCACTCTAAACCCAACAGGCACAAGGACGTGCCGCATACCGAATCATGAAAAAGAAACGCTATCAAACAGTAATCGACGACCTGCTAGTCGCCATGCGCGATAGCGACGTCAAGCGCCCGGTAGTCGCCACGCTTGCCGGAATCCCCTACATCACCCTCGATAAATATCTGCGCAAGGAACGCAGCATCAGCACGACGTCCATCGCTCAACGGCTGGTGGTTATCACCGACGTGCTTACCCGGCTTGTCAAGGAAGGACAACTCCCCATACCGGAAGAAATCAGTTACAACCAGCGCTCTGCGACAGCGATGGAAATTATTAGCTCACACCTGACCCGCGATAGAGGCTAACCCATGACCGCTTCCCTCACAGACTTTCTCCGTGCCGTCCTGCCCGCCTCCGGGGTGTATGTGTATGCCTACTCGGACGACGGCGGGCTGAAAGACGGTAAGATGCGGCAGAAAGTGCTGGAGCGCCAAGACGAACTTGTCCAGACCGCAGGCTATTTTTATCAACTGCCGCGCGACGTGTGGTTCGCGCTGGCTGCGTACAAGCAAGGCTGGCATATCGTGCAGACTCACAAGGGCGAGAAAAACCAGCTTCGCACGCGCAACAATGCCCGTGCGGTCAAAGCGTTATGGCTTGACCTCGACGTGGGCGAGAAAAAGGATTACAAAACCCGCGCCGAAGCGCTTACTGCCCTGCGCGATTTCTGTGTCGCCAGCGGTATGCCCTGCCCGTGGGTGGTCGCATCAGGTGCCGCAGGATTGCACGTTTACTGGGCGCTGGAGGCGGAAGTAACACCCGACGAATGGCAGTACCTTGCCGACCGCCTGCGCGCCGCCTGCGAAGCTCTGGGGCTGCACGCCGACCCGATGCGGACGCGCGATATTGCCAGCGTCCTGCGACTGCCCGGCACGTGGAATATGAAAGGTGGTATGACGGGTGCGGCGCTGGTGGAAATCCGCGTCGTGGGCGCGACCATGCCCTACGCCTTCTACAAAGAAAAACTCGATGCCTACGTGCCGAAGGCGACCAGTCATGTTCCCACACTCCCGCAGGTGAACGTGCCGGACTACGTCAAGGCGGCAGCCGATAGCACGTTCATGCGCTTTTTCCAGATTCCCAAAGCAGACTTCCCAGAACGCAACGCCGCAGACATCGTCGCTGGATGCAAGCAAATACGCACCATGAACGACGGCAAAGAGCCGACGTGGCGTGCGGCGCTGTCCGTGCTGCGTTTCTGCACCGACGGGCGCGAAACGGCAGAGCGCCTCTCGACCAACCCCAAGTGGCACAGCGAATACAGCATCGACGAAAAGTTCGCATGGCTGGAAGCCAACGACATCAAGCCGATGCACTGTAGCACCTTCGCCGAATACCGCCCGGAAGCGTGCGAGGGTTGTCTGTTTGCGGGCATCGTCAAGTCACCCATCAGCGTGCCGAATGCCCCGCTTCTCGCGCAGGAGGCGCCTCCTGCCGCCCCAAAGGACGCCACCCCTAGTCAGGATACTAGTCTGCCACCACGACCCGCGATAACGCTTCCTGTGCCGTCTGGATGGGCAGCGGAGGGGGAAGACCTATCACCAGCCGCTGAACCCGAATCCAACCTGCCCAAGTATGAATACCAGACGGTTAGGGTAAACGAAGGCGGATGTTTCGTGCGCTGCAAGGACGCCGAAGGCGACTGGTACTGGCGCAATATTTACTCATACCCCGTTTATCCGGTGCAGCGGATTAAAGCCCGCACCGCAACAGGCGAAGTTCAGATGAGCTACGTCTTCCGTAAACACCACCTGAAAGGGTATGATGATGTGCAGATACCGGGCGAGACCCTGATGGGGCAGGGGCTAAACGCTTACCTCGGCTCTGTCGGTTTTCTGCTGCACGACAAAGACAGAAAGTTGATGGGACAGATGCTAATCGAACTTCTCAAGCAAACCGAATCTACCCTTGCCGAAACCACGGTCACAGACCAGCTCGGATGGGACAAAGACCAACAGAGCTTCCTGTTAGGCGACAAACTGTACAAGGCAGACGGCAGCGTCATCGAAATTGCACCGAAGGGAAAAGCCGCGATTTACAGCGGGCTGACCCGTCCGCGCGGCTCGCTCGACACATGGAAAGCGATTGCGGAAACCTACAACCGCAAGGGCATGGAGTGGGCGCAGACGACACTCGCTGCGGCTTTCGCTTCCCCGCTGATGCCCATCGGCGCGTTGGAGAGTGCAGCGCTTCTGTTCCTCACCGGCGAGAAAGGCGCGGGCAAGTCAGCCGCACTCTCGCTTGGCATTTCCGTCTATGGAGACCCGTCGCCGCGTACCGGGTTGATGATAAACAAGGAAGACACCTACATTGCCCGGTTCGCCAAGCTCGGCATCATGAACAACATCGCCGCGGGCTTTGACGAGATGACCGATATTTCACCGAAGGACGCTTCCGATATTGCTTACCAGCTCACCCAAGGTCGCGGTAAAGACCGGATGCAGTCAGGTGGCGAGAACCTGCAACTCAACACTACATTCTGGTCGTGCCTGCCCGTGATGAGCGCAAACAGCAGTATCATCGCCTCGCTCGCTAACCACAGCCATGATGCTTCCGCCCAGATGAGCCGGGTGCTGGAGATAAAGGTTAAGCCACTCGGCGAAGTTTATACCCCGGAGGAGTTCGAGGAAAACGAACGCCTTATCCGCAAGCTGCCGCAGAACTACGGCGTGGCGGGCGATGTGTATATCCGCTACGTAACGACCCACAAGGAAGAAATCGAAGACGAGCTGTATGAGATGGAGAAGCTCATCCGCAAACGTGCAGGCATCGGCAGCAACTACCGCTTCTGGTCGTACATGACTACTCGCATGATGGTCGGGATGCGCATCGCCCGTGACTTGGGGTTGATTAACTACGACCTCGACAACCTGCTGGAATACCTGCTGGGGCTTATCGCTGAAGGCAAGCAGACTATCGGACAGAGCCTGATGTCACCGGAAGGCATGATTGCACAGTTTATGAACGAGCATGAGGGCGCGCGGATTGTGGTCGCCGCCCATGTCCGCCCGTCAGATATGCCCGACCAGCCCGGCAAAGGCGTGATGAACGACGTGAACTACGTCAAGAAACAAACGGTGCCGGGTCGTGGTATCCAGATACGCTACGAGATGAAGGAAGAACGCGCGTTCATCTCGATGCCCGCTATCAAGCAGTGGTGCAAACGCCAAAACATCGGCGCGCCGGAATTTATCCGCAGTCTCGAAGCGCTCTACGGCAAGGTGATAAAACCTCAGAAAATCGACTTGGGAGGCTTTACCGTCTCCAGAGGCGCAGGTAAGACTGAATGTATCTGCGTAAAAATCCCCCTCGATATATCACTCGAGGGTTATGAAAACTTAACCGAGGAAAACTCATGAGTAATCTTAGCAAAGTAAAACTTATTGCAGCCGTCGCTAAAGACGCAGGCATTACCCAAGACAGCGCCCGCAAAGCTCTGGACGCCATGTGGTCGCACGTCGTAGAAACCCTCCGTGCAGGCGGTCGTGTGGAAATCCGCGATGTGGGTTCATTCCAGAAGAAAACCCGTGCCGAGCGCAAGGGCAAAAACCCGCAGAATGGTGAGCCGATTACCATCCCTGCAAAGACTTATATCCATTTCAAGGCGTCAGAGAATCTGAACGTCTCCATCCTCTAACCGCACTTGTGCAGACTAAATGAGCCACAAACGAATTTGTGGCTCATTTTTTGTTGATTGTGGGACACAAACAGGTCAGCGCCACTCATACCGCGTGACAGACCCTTCGATGCGGGTCGCCTGCACCAGCCCGGCGTGGCGGGCAGCGCAGTCGTGGTACTGGTTGGCAGCGGTGATTATCCACAGCGTCATGTCCTTGCCCGTCATGCCCGCCAGCGGTTGCAGTGCAGGGCAGGGCTGCGTTAGGTCAGCAGGCGGCTCATGCGCGAGATACGGGACGGTAACGCGGGTGCAGGCGGTGAGGAGAAGTGGAAGGAAAAATTTGACTTTCATGGGAATGCCTGTGGTATAGTTAAAAACGCTAGTGCGTTACTAGCGTTTTTAACAGTTGAGGTTATATATGAAGACTATGAGAAATGGTATCACCGATGAGTACCGTAGTGAAGTGATGCAAAAAATCCATGCGTCCCATACCGGGGCGAAACCGTGCGTGGAATATCAGGGGGCATTGTTGATAGCAGGCGAACCGATAGCTTGCGCGGTTTTGAGCGACGGATTGTTCGTGTTGTCTGCGGAGGACATCGCCCGGTTGTTGGAACTAAACCCTGACTACCCGCTTCTAGCTTGCGCAACAGATACTATACATTTACTGGACGCCGATATGTGGGCAACGTTGCCTGTAGTCCCGGTAGATTCTCCAACGCTATGGGTATGCGATGTAGGTTTTCTGGACACGCTGGCTGTTCTGCGGTGGTCTGATAGCAACCGAGCGCAGTTGTTGTCAGATGAAGTAACCGACAATCTGGTAGATGGTGGAGGATTGCATGGCATGATTGAAGAAGCCACCGGGTATGGTTACGCCCGTTATGCGTATGTTATTGCATCCGAGTTGGAGGACTATGTGGACAAGCGCATCGCTTGCTGGCTCTCCGGGTTTCCGTGGCAATTCTGGCAGGCGTGGTGGAGGTTGAACGGCAAACAATTTTACCGAGGCGAACTATCCGTATATGAACGCACCGAGCTTGGAGATTTTATAACTCGTGTATTTGAACTGTGTTTGACGCCTACGCAACTTGACGCCGCGCGGCGGGAAGCGAAAAAGATGTTTCAAGAAAAGCGGTTTATCGGTGGTACGCTCCCAGAAAACAAGGCTTGTCAGCCATTTACCCAGTTGGTTGAAAATCTGAACAATGTACTGCGGGAAGCACAATCGCAAGATAAGGCGGAAGAAACCATAAGGGCTTTGTATGGGAAATAATAACTACAAGGGCGGCAAAGCGCGAATGGCATCCCTTACCCCGGAGCAGCGCAGGGAAAACGCCCGTAAAGCACGTGCTGCTAGGCAGGATGACCTTGCAGAAGTAATCTGCAAACGAGATGTACTGCGTTTAGGCGGATTGCAGTTACCCTGTGCAGTGGTGAAAGAAAAAAACAGCAACGAACCAGTGCGTGTGGTCGCAGAACATGGAATCGTGGCAGTAGTGTATGGCTCGGCATCCGCAGTTTCGGGTACGGCAAAACGCTTAAGAAAGAAAGAGTTACAAGACGGGCAGGCCGAAACCCCCCTTTTTCTTGCCGATTTAGCGCTTAAACCTTTCATTTCTATACATAATTTGGAGCAGGCCGCAGCAAAAAGAATCGCTTGGCGTGACGGCTCAAGGGTTGTATACGGGTACGATGTCCGCATCCTTACAGCAGCTTGCCGAGTGTGGTGTGACGCCGCTGACGCTGGGGTGCTAACTGCATCCCAAATGAAAAAGGCACTACGCGCGAAAGCTGTTTTGACGGCTGTTGCGGATGTCGGCATTATTGCAATGATTGATGAGGCTACCGGGTATCAAGCGATGCGACCACAAACAGCACTTGCTGAAATATTTGAAGCCTTTATCACTGAGAAAATACGCCCGTGGGTAAAACGGTTTCCTGACAAGTTCTATCTGGAACTTGGCAGACTTACCAATACTCCCCTTCCGCAGTTTCATTTGGGAAGAAAGCCGTGGTCTTTTATCGACTATACCAACGATATTGTTTACGCCCGGCTCGCGCCACACTTGCTAGAGGAGCTAGACAATGCGGGCAAGAAACTTGGGAAAACGAAATACACGAAAAAGCATCAACTTCTCTCAGATGATGTAGGGCATCCAAAATTGCAGGAACACTTTAGGGTTGTAATTGCAATCATGGCGTTATCTGAAACAGAACAGGATTTTTTCCAAAAACTGGATGTCGTTTTGCCAAAATTTATAGACCCCCCGGCAGTAGATACTAGCCTTCTTCCTGCCGTCTAAAACAAAATCCCCGCACTTAGCGGGGATTTTGTCATGCTTCGTTCGTACTTACCTTGCCGTCTGAAGACAACACCGGAAGGTCATACCGCCCTTCGGCAGGTGCGCCAGTCTTTCCACACCAACGATATGCCAACACACGGGCTTTACTGAAAGGTTTGATACACACTTGGTTGCTTTGGTTGCCGCCCAGAACCATCAGGTTGCCTGCTTTGTCCTTGCCGACGACGAAGCCCACATGACCGCCTGAGCCGCGCTCGAAGACGACCACGCAGCCATAAGCAGGCTTGGAGAGCGCTGTGCCAGCTTTTGCCCACGAGCGAGCCATAGGGAAAGATTTAGGTATGTGGACACCAAGACCCGCACGGACAAGACAGGCGGCGACGAAGCCCCCGCACCACGGCGTGCTGCCAATATTCCACACAGCTTCTTCTAACCGATGTAGCTGACCGATAGCCTCGAATCCGTCGCGCCACATGGCGATGACCTTAGAAGTGTTGGCGTTTTCTTCCACACCGAGGAGTTTGCGCCCTTCGGCAATCCAGTCGAGTTCGTTCATTTGCTTCCTCCAATTACCTTGTTGATTTCATCCAACCCTGCCTTGTCAATGCAGTCGGTGCGATACACCGGCTTCTCCACAATCTCCCGCACTTTCACAATCCGCTCTTTCTGTTTGGCTTCGGCTTCCGCACGCGCCTCCTGATACATCTTGCTGGCGGCACTCATCTGCTTCGCGTGGGCGTCGGCGGCTTCCTGCGCCCGGCGCTTCATGTTGTCCACTTCCAGCTTTGCCGCGTGGACTTCTTTCTGCATATCCTGCCGACCAACGGCTTTGCCAGCATCGTAGCCGCACCAAAGCATGAACAGGCAGGCTGCGGCGTAAATATAGGGTTTGTAGTTCATTCGTCCTCCTCGTCATCATCTTTCGTAGCAAGCCCCAACACCTGCCGCACCTTGTTGTGTAGCCATTCCGTACCGTCCCCGATAATACCTTTAATCACATCCGGCAGCGTCGCGTTGATGTTGATATACACATCGTCTGCCAGATAGCCGATACCGAACCCAATAAGGGAACAGGTAACGACTGTACCGTCAGAAAACCAGCGCTCAATGGCAAAAGCCGTGGAAAGAAGCGCTAGCACCATGATGATTATATAGTCCCGCAGACCGATTTCACTCCAGCGCGTGCCGACCAGCACCGCGAAGAAAGCGAAACCGACGCCTGCCGCTAAGTTCGTGTGGATTCCATTAAGTTCGGTCATGCAGTTCCATCCGGTCAGCACCTCCAGACCGGATGGAGGGCGGTTGCAATTTGTTTCTGGAGTATCTGCTGAACTCCCGCCCGGTCGTCAGGCACAGTAACCCCAACAGGGGGAATAACCACATCGCCCATGTGAACGGTGGATATTTGGTTACAAACGCGCCGCCGAGGATTATAAACACCAGCCCGGTAATTTGTAGGAGAAAATCGCTCCACACCCGGCAGCGGATGCAGTTATTCATGGCAAGTAGCGTCATCGCAGATTGTGCAAGGGATAGCGTCATCAGGGCAATCGCCCACGAATTAGCATCAGCCGTGCCGACACGATAATACGGCGGCACGAGGTCGAACCCGAACATGATGCCGAACACCAGAAGCAGTACACAACTGACGAATTTTACTAATACAGCACTCATGGGCAACACTCCATCTGGCAGACAATATCGCGCACCGCTGCCGGGGTAATCTCCCATCGCACGCACGTTCCGGTCGGAAACGACTGCGCAGGGGTATCTTCCAGCGCGCGGGTGAGTTTGAGCGACCCGCCGTGGTTGGTTAGCTGCACTACTTCTGTCTGCGTGCCGTCAAACAGCACGAGGTAGGTGTAGTCGCCGTCGGCGGCGAGACGCTTGCGCAGCAGGGCGAGGTGCTGCTCGTACACAGGCAAGTCGAGGTCGGTATCGAGTATCTTGTCGGTGGTATTCGAGTTAAACCCGGCAAATTGGACGTATCTCACGGGCAGTCTCCTTTCTCACAATCTTTGTCGGTCATCTGGCAGACGGCGTCGCGGACACCCTGTGCAGTCATTACGAAAAACACGCCGATGCCGCAGCGCTGGCAGCGCGGGGCGGTACACTCCATACCCCGGTCTATAACCAGTTTACTGCACACGTTATGCACGCGCACAATCTCGCTGACACGCCCCTCGCGCAGCTCCAGATACGACCAGTCGCCATCGTCTAGCCGCGAGAGCAGGTGCTGGTACGCCGTCTCCGGTATAGGCAGGTGGCGCCCGTCGATGGGTAGTCCTTCGCGCAGGTGCGTCTGGAAACCATAAAGCGGAATATACATCAGCACCCCCTCGTAGCGGCAAGGTTGGACGTGTCGATGCCACGCAGCGGCATCTGGTAGGGCAGGTAGTCCACGTCGAAGCGGATAGCCGTCTCGGTGTAGTTCTTCTCGCTCGTGTGGTGGCGCTCGGCGGGATACGTGCCGTCATCTTCGACCAGCACGACCGCTTCCAGCCGCCCAAGCCCTAGCTCTTTCATCATGTCGTCCAGCACGAACACATACATCCCGTCACAGTCGATGTCGTGTAGCGGATAAATCACCGACGGCTGCGGTTTATCCACCCATCGCGGGCGGGGTGGAAGCGATGGGCAGCAACCGCATTCAGCGGGTTTTACAGGCTCGCAAACCAGCTCCCGCTCCACACACCCTCCCCGGCGCAGAAGAAGCGCAGGGACAGCCGTACAGACGCCACAGGACGCGAGGTCAAGTTTTATCTGGCTGGTCGCCGGGCAGATTTCAATGAGCGGGCGGCGGCAGCGGCTCATTCTAGTAGTCGTCTTGCATCTCATAAGCGTCTTCGTTGTATTGGCGTAGGAAATTCTGGTCGCTATTTTCGATGGCATTCCATTGGTTTTCAAGGGCTGCACGCAGTTGCGCATTTTCCTCCCCTTTAGCCTTCGCTTTCAGGTAGGCTTCCGACCCTTCTTGGAACTCCTTGATGGCTTTCTGGCGTGAGGTCTTGTGAATAACCGCGTCGCGGACAAAGGACGCTTCCCACTCTGGCGCGCCAGCGGCAACCATCTTGGCGTACAGCAGGCGTGCCTTGCGGTTCTCCCTCCCCTCGATACCGAAGCGCTTGTATTCGCTCTTGTCGTGCGAGATTTCAGTGATGCCGTAGCTCCCCAAGATGGGGTAAATATCATCGAGCATCTGGTACACCCGCGCCTCGTCGTCCAGCGCGTGTGGCGACCACGCCATGTCCATCCCGATAGCGGTAACGAGCGCGCCTGCGGCTTCCCCTTTCGTCTCGCGGTTGCCGAGGTACTTCTCGGACTTGTCCGCCAGCAGGGAGGTCGGTATCGCTTTGAGCGGACCATAGCTGAAAGTTTCCAGCAGGTGCTTGAGCGTTTCTGGGCGTACGTCGATACCCATGCCTGTGAGTGCCTGTGCGGTGTCCTTGTAGGCTTCCGGTATATTGAACCCACCTTGGTCGGCATCGCGTTCGCCTCTGGGCGTTTCGCGATTGTAGATTTTCTGCCCGGTGTACGCCTTTGTGTTTGTCATCATCTCGACAAACGGCACAGCCAGCAGCGGGGCGAAACTAAGCGCCGCACCTGCACCCACATCGCGGTCAAACGCTGCGCCGCTCGCCACCTGCACAGGTGAGGTGTTGTCCATCACCAGTCCAAGCATGGAGCGGCTCATGTCAGAAGCGCTCTGTTCGCCGTAGGCGAGGCGGTAAAGGTTGACTGCCGTCCCCCACATCAGCTTGGGCATCCCGAAGCCTACAGGCGCACTCCAGACACCACCATCCGGCGTGCGGATGGGGATGCCGTTCATGAGCGTGCCGATGGGCATACGGGCAACCAGCGGCACACCGTCATCGTCGTCGCCGATAGCGCCTGCGGCGAGGGCAAGGATAGCCATCATGGCAGCAGTCCCGCCAGCGAGGTACAGGGTGGTGAAGCCACGCTCGCCGGGATTCCAGTATTCACTCAGCGTCCGCATCAGGTTGTAGTGACCGGAGAAGGTGGAGCGCACGAACGGGTACATGGTAGATAGCCCGCGTACAATCTCGCTGCGGGTGCGGGTCGGGTCATACTGGTCGCGCACCCGATTGGCGCGCTCGTGCTTGTTCACGCCTAACTCGCGGTACGCCAGATAAGACGCCAGCGCCGTCGTTACCTGCGGCACTTCCGTCATGCGCTGCACGTAGTATTCGGCAATATCCCCAAGCCATGCCTTGCCCTGACCGGCACCCAGTTTGTTTGCTGTCGTGCCTAGCATCCTTGAGGTGGTATCCAGCAGACGGTCAAGGTCAGACTTGCGCAGGTCGCTCATCACGGAGTGCTTGTCCGTCTGCGTCGTCATCAGGTTTATCGCACCTTCCCCTACGGCTTCATCCAGCGTGCGCTGAAGTTCTGTCACCAGCTCTCCTGTGGAGAGGTAGCGCATGATTTCGTTCTGCGCTTCCAGACTAGAAGCGAGGCGCGCGAGGTGCGAGGCGTAGGTCTTGGCAAGCGTCCAGCGATTGATAAGGTCGCCGTTTTTGTCCTTGACCGGGCGGGCAATCATAATGCTTATCCGCTCGATGCTGTCCCGCACCCAGTTGTACACGTTCCAGACAGGGCGGAAGGTCGTCATCATCCGCGCGGCAAACCGGGTAATTGTCCCGGCGTTGCGCCCGATACGCATCATGAAGCTCTCGCTGGTGTCCGAGGTGTAGTAAACCTCTTGCTGGATTGCCTTGTCCGTAAAGTAGTAGTGGTAGTCCACCAGCTCACCTGCGCTGTTGTAGCCCTTAGCGCGGATAGCGCGGATGCGTCCACCCGGTGCTGCGATGGCAGTCTGCAAGTGGGCAGGCAGGTAATCCTCCATGCCCGGACGCACACGAATAAGCCCCGGCAGCTTGCCTTCCGGCTGGCTGTTCAGCGCTTTTAGCGTTTCTTCGTCGAGGTTGCCCGCCACGGAGTAAGGCTTGCCGATTGTGCCTTCGTAGAGCTGCTGCACCGCCTGCAACCAGCCCTGCTGCCCCACACGCCCTGCGGTGTTCATCGCATACACCTTCATGTTGGTATAGGCGTCTTCCGCCGGGCTGGTCGCGCCCTTACGCTTGAAGCGGGAGAGGTCGCGGGTAAGCCCCATCGACTTCGCCTGTGCCAGCGGGATACCTTCCAGCAGTCTGTCCATGCGGGAGGTCTGCATGATGCTGGTGCTTTCGTCAGTCTTGGATACATCTTCCTGCGGCGAGTACAGCGGCACGTACTCCTTGAAGCCCATCTCGTTGTACATCGCGAGCTGGTCGTTGGTTACTACTCCGGCAGCGGCGGCGAAGTTGCGGATGCCCTGAATGGTCTGCACCAGCTCTTTGCTGTGCGCTTCAATCTTGGCAAAATCCTCGCCGTATTTGTCCTTGAGCGCTTGCAGCTCGGTCTTAGCCTGCGCCTCGGTGTAACCCCCCGGCAGGTCAGTCGTGCCGTCCCACTCCTCGCGCCCGTAGTACATATCGCGCTGGCGGTCGAGTAGTGTCTGGGCGGCGTCGATGTCCTTCAGCAGTTGAAGCTGCTTACTCGTCCACGTTTGCTGAATCTGCGACCCGGCAGCGGTAGAACGGATTTGCGCTTCCACCTCCTGCAAGTCCAGCTTCATCTTGGCGATTTCCAGCTCTGCGCCTTTCCACATCTGCTCCGCGCCTTCGTTGAGGATGTGGTTCAGCGTGGCGGTTCTGCCGGTGTCGGTTTCAATCTCGCCGTGACTCCGACGCATCTGGCTGGCAAGCGTGGCGGTCTGCATGACGAGTGGGTGGATGAGCGTCTTGTGTAGCTGCGCATACGCCCCGGATGACTTGGCGCGTACCTGCGAGAGCATCTTGCTGGCGATGGCGCTGTCGGCTTCGTGACCGAACGCAGCAGACCCAACACGGTGCAGAAGATTATCGAACGCAACCGTCGCCCCGCCTGCGAAGCGCATGAATGCCTGCAACATCCCCACACGACTAGCGTCTGTCTGGTCGCCACGCCAGCGCCTGCGGTCACGGAAGTCACCGCTCTGGGTGTAAGAGCGGTCGGTCAGCACACCGCCGAGGTTGTACTCTAGATTGCTCATCATGGAGAGCAGTTGCTGGTATTGCGCCTCATCGCTGGAATACCGCATCGCGAAGGCGTGAATCCAATCAGCTTTATTCTCCAGCGTGGGCTGCTGGCGAACAGCCTGCGCGACCGCCTGCGCCAGCGGCGTCTGCGGGTTGTGCGGGGCGGGTGGGTTTGGCGTGGGGGGGGCGCGCGGCCGGCGTGGCGGGGGGGG